ATTATTCATTTCAGGCGTTTTTCCAGACATTTCATCAAATAAATCCTTTTTTACGCCGGCAAAGTCGCGCTGAACAGCTGCCAACAAATAGTCGCCAGAATACTCCTGGAGTGTATAGTTGCCGCAAACAATACTTATTTTTGAAATCATTTTGGCGCCTAAATTATCAATCCATTTGAATTCGTATGGAGCCCAATCAGTATATGTAGTAGTGCCATCAGATTGAGCAACCGTTTGTGGCGGCATAATTGGACTCCAAATATTGGGCATTGCTATAGTTAAGTAACAATCCATGAGCAAGTCGGCATATCTTGGAACTTTAAATGTAAATGTTGATGGTTCTGATAGACGCAGTGTTTTAGAGCCATCAAAGTCAACACGAAATTTTTGTAGTCCAAAATTTGTATATTGAGCATAAGTAGATTTAAAAAATGTTTTTGATGGGTTTCCATTTAGAATAATATTTTGTTGTCCAATTGATACTAGATTCATAAGTCCTCCTGGCATTTTAGTTGTTATAATAGTATCATATTATTTTTTTAACTAATTATTAGTTTATATTTATATTTTGCTTATAATATTTTATTTTATAATATTTTATTATATTTTATAATATTTTATTACATTTTAAAAAAAATATATTTATAAAGTAATATATAAAAGATGTCAGCAAATCCAACAAATACAACAAATACAACAGATATAGTAGCCAGTTCACGAGAAAATATACAAGATGCTATGAAAGGAATGAAAGATATGTCGGAAGCCACAACAATTACATTATTAACAATGCTAACACTAGCAATAATAGTTATCGCATTTCTGTATTATTTTTATTATACTGGAACAGGCAATTTTGGTGGAATAGCGCTCATAATTATAATGACAGTAATGTTTAGTGTTTTAGGTCAAGGACTAATGGACAAAATGGGCGCAATTATTGGAGGTGTTGTTGGCCTAGCAATTGGTATTACAATATATGTAAATATGACTGATAATATGCTTACACGAAATTGCCAGCTAATGGATGGAGTTTATGGAAACCTAAATACAAATATAGTTTCTATAAATACTACGCAAGCAAATTTTCAAAATAATTTAAGAGATTATTATATCAAAACAGCTTATAATTGTTGTAGCGGTGGCAATTATACAAATGATTATGTATCCATGTGTACATTAAAGGATATATTAAAACAAGGCACAAGAGGATTGGATTTTGAGATTTACTCTATTGACGACCACCCAGTAGTCGCAACTAGCACTTCAGACAACTATTGTGTAAAAGAGACATTTAATTATATTAAATTTAGCGATATTATGGCGGCTGTTGTAAATAACGCTTTTTCGTCTTCTGGTGCGCCAAATCCTGCTGACCCAATTATATTTCACTTGCGCATCAAGAGCGAAAATCAAAAGATGTATAAGAACTTTGCGAAGATTTTTGAAAAATATTCAGATGTATTGATGGGTAAATCGTATAGTTTTGAAAATATGAAAAACAATAATATAACTAATTATGGCGCAACACCATTAACCGTATTAATGGGCAAAATTTCGATTATTGTAGATAGAACTAATTTGGCATTTTTAGAGTGCCAAGAATTTTACGAGTATGTAAATATGACAAGTAATTCACTATTCATGAGAGAACTAACATATGATGATATTAAGTACAATTCAGATATAAATGAGTTAATACAATATAATCGATTATGTATGACAATTGGCATTCCGAATTCTGGTTCAAATCCAGGCAATCCTAGTTCCATTGTTTTACGAGAGAGTGGGTGTCAAATGTTAGCAATGCGTTATTCAAAGATTGATTCAAATATTGAGGAGAATGAGGCATTCTTTAATGACAATAATACTGCGTTTGTTTTGAAGCCTTTGGCATTACGATATACACAGGTGACTGTTCCAGCACCACCGCCACAAGACCCAGCATTGTCGTATGCGCCACGCACAGTTAAATCTGATTACTTCAGTTTTAATATTTAAAATGTAATAGCTATTTTAGAGACAATATTTTATATAATATTTTTTATAATATTTTATACAATAATTTATACAATATTTTATTTTACAAAAATAATTATTATCATTATATATTAAGACTATTATATAATGAAAAAGGAAATATGCGATAAAACAATGAAATTTGAAGACTGTGAATTGGCAATTCTTCGTACAGCAGTGGACAAAGCCGAAGAACTACAGGGGCGAAAAACAGCAAATTCGCCTGAAATTAAACGAATTATTACAATAGTAGAGAATTTTATTCGAAATAAGAAGTTAATTTGTTATGGTGGAACAGCTATAAATAACATATTACCAAAGCAAGACCAGTTTTACAATAAAGATATTGAAATTCCAGATTACGATTTTTACAGCGCAAATGCTTTGAATGACGCAAAAGAACTAACAGACATTTATGTTAAAGAAGGGTTTATTGAGGTTGAAGCAAAATCAGGACAACATTATGGCACATTCAAAGTATTTGTGAATTTTATACCTGTAGCCGATATTACATTATTACCAAAGGAGCTATTTAATGCGATTAAAAATGAATCAATTAAAATATCTGGCATACTTTATGCGCCACCAAATTTGCTACGTATGGGAATGTATTTAGAGCTTTCGCGCCCGGCAGGCGATGTGTCTCGCTGGGAGAAAGTATTGAAACGATTGACTCTCCTTAACAAGCATTATCCGTTAAGTAGAGCAGAGTGTAAACACATTGATTTCCAGCGTAAAATGGGTGAAAATGAAAATGTGAATAAAATTTACGATAGTGTTCAACAAACGTTGGTGGACCAAGGTGTTGTCTTTTTTGGTGGATATGCGCTTTCCATATATTCTCAACATATGCCACATCATTTACGTCATCAATTGTTGAAAATTCCAGACTTTGATGTCTTATCTGAGGAGCCAACTGTGACTGCTCAGATTATTACAGAACGCCTCCATGATATTGGTGTCAAGAAGGTGAAGATTATTAAGCGCCCAGCAATTGGTGAAATTATTGCGACACATTATGAAATCCGTGTTGGAAACGATACAATTGCGTTTATTTATGAGCCTATTGCGTGTCATAGTTATAATATAGTTAAGGAGTCTGGATACGATATAAAAATAGCTACAATTGACACCATGTTGAGTTTTTATTTGGCATTTTTATATGCGAATAGACCATATTATGATAAGAATCGCATATTATGTATGTCCAAATATTTGTTTGAGGTTCAGGAGAAGAATCGATTGTCGCAAAAGGGTGTATTGCGCCGTTTTTCAATAAATTGTATGGGTCACCAGGAGACGGTAGAGGAGATGCGTGCTGAAAAGGCGGAGAAATTTAAGGAGCTTAAGAACAAAAAAGGTAAGCCTGAATATGATGCTTGGTTCTTGCGATACAGACCAACTGATACTAAGATGAAAGAAGATGATAAAAAGGATGGTAAAAAGGATGGAAGTAAAGATGTAGAAAAAAATGAAGAGAAAGAGAAAGAGCCATCATCTAGTAAACAAAAGACTAAATCCAAACGCAAGAGAGTAAAGAAAACAAAGAAAACTGGATTCTTTTTTTAGATTATTTTTGTCATAATATATTATACAATGACAAGAAGAAAAATAAGGAGACATACAAATACAAGAAACACAGTAAAATATAGAAAAAAAATAATAAAAACAAGAAGAATTCCAAGAAGAACTAGAAGAACTAGACAAAACACAAGAAGAAACACTAGAATATTAAGAGGTGGTTATAATCAAACACAAGTATTAAATTTTCGACAAATGTTTATGAATTCATTTAGTGTACTACAAAAAGCTGTTAATACAGGGTCCTCAGAAAATATAAAAAATGCTATAAAAAATTTTAAAAATGGATTAAATGGTAACAAAAATGGTATAAATACATTAATACCAGTAAATAATCAAGGTATTCCTGTTGACAAATATACTGAATCTTCTGGCTTAACATCATTAGTTCCACCATTGGTTGTTATTTTCCACAATATACCTGACATGTCTATAAGAGACGCAATATTGACAGCTTTTATGAAATATAAAGATAACGGTTTTGATATTAATCTTACAAATTATCGTAAAGATAAAACTGTATTATTAGAAGCAATAGAATTACATGATAAGCGGCTAATAGAACTTTTAATAAAAAAAGGTGCTAATACTGAAATGTTAACTGAAGAACAAAAAGCTAATATGGAGAGTATTTTAAATCAAGAAAAAGAATCAAAAGTAGAACCAACA